AATTAAACGTCGGAGTCGCATTGCCAATTGTGGACATAGCCCCTGCGGTAACTCGGTAGTTACCAATGGATAGATTAGATATTCGATACGGTCACGATTTATACCGCTGAGTCGCGCAAGCCCTCAGATCGTAAATTTTCAGCTTTTTGTTGTTAAAGGGTTTAATTTACCTTTAAAAAAGTAATCAAAATATAATTTATTAATACACAAGGCGAGGCTTGCCGAGCCATAGGAGAACAAAATGGATAAGCATATTGAAAGCGCATGTCAGTTGCTTGATATGTCTGAAGAAGAAGTAATTAAGTGGATTACTTGCATGAATCCTTCTTACATTATTTACATATCCGAAGGTGTAGGTGCTTTTTACACTGATGGTGACAATGGTTTAATCTGGTTCGATCCTGATTGCGAAATTTTTGAAGAAGAAGGTGTAAAGGTTTCTGTAATGGGTAATTATTGCGATATTGATTTTGAGTCAATGTTGGAAATCCACAAGCGCATTTCTGGTATAGACTACGATTAATAATGACTTTAGGAGGTCAACATGAACGGTAAATGGTCACAAGAAAACTTTATAACTCACCATCAAGACAACCCTCAGATATATGATATGTTTGTGGAGTTTGCATTGCAGGTAGCAGCCAGAAGGTCATATTATTCTGCAAAGAATATCTTTCACCGTATACGCTGGGAGACTATGATTGAGGAGTCTGACAGCCAGTTTAAAATAGACGACGGCTGGATCAGTCACTACGCAAGAAAGTTTGTTCAAGATTATCCAGAGCATTGCAATCTGTTTAGTTTCCGCACTAGAAAGAATAGCTATCACGGGGGTGAATAATGTTATTAAATAATGGTGAAAATTGGGAGCCATCTGACGAACTGGTCATTAAGTGGAAAGAACACTACAAGGGTAAGGTCAATGTTGACAGAGAATTAGTCAAGATGGATTTGTGGTGTGACGCAAACCCTAAAAAGCGCAAAACAAAAGGAGGCATACAAAGTTTTTGCCAGCGGTGGCTTAATACTGCCGAAGAACGTGGCGGTGAATCTACTAAGATACAAAAGTCACAAGAAGCAGAGTTTGCAGCAAAGTATAGAAGAAGGTCGGCTAGTATACGTAGTAGGCCCATCGATGAAAGTTTGGCTGACGTTAGCTTTTTATCAGGGGAAGAAAAAATAATGATGCAGCAGGTTTATTTAAATAGATACGGGTTTTACTGGGACGGAGAATTGAAGAATGCCATTTAAAAATAAACCGCGTTACGTTGAATTCAAAGGCGAGCACCCTTACTTCAAGTCTGGGCAATCTTACACATTTGCTGAGTACAGTGATTGGACAATTAAAAACTGTATTGATGGCGGGGTGATGAGGGCAACAATAAAAGGCAGGCTTTATGGTGAGGATGTTTGCACTCCAGCGCACTTAGCGGGCAAAAGACAGTTTGTGTTTGGCAATGATAATAAGAAATTAGGCTACAGCAAAGAGGCGAGGGAAAAAGTAAAAAATGCTTCTAGGCTTCAAAACAGTTCTGAGCGCATGATGGCTAAGTGGTTGCGGGTGAAGCTGTGACACAGGGCGATCACGTTAAAGTTGAGAGCAGTCAGGAGCTAGAAAAAAAGCTACCCTTCATACTAAAGCGCATGCAGGGCTGGGACTACAAGGTTCCGATGGTTGTAAAATTAGACCCGTACCAAAACACTAGAAGTTTAAGCCAAAACGCTATGTCCCATATTTGGTACAGGGAGATAGCAAATGCAATGGCAGACAAGGGCCACAAGATCGATCACGAAGAGCCTGCCGAGGTGTGGAAGCTGTGGTTAAAAAAGCGGTTTTTAGGGACTGCTAGTTACTCGATTGGTAACCAGCACATCCCAGAGCAAGTAAAAAGCACCAGTAAGCTGACTAAAGGTGAATTTGTACACTTTCTTGATAACGTCTATCATTGGGCTACCAAGCAGGGCATTCGGTTATCAATACCCGCAGAAAGCGAGTATGCCGAGCTACAAGCCCAGCAGGAGGCATAGTGAGTAAGGTTGACCCAAGGATATTAAAGGAATTTGCAACCACGGAAAGACATCACCAGGTACTCGATGCAGTAATTGAGTTAGGATCGGCTAACAAGGCATCTAAGAAGTTAAAATGCGGCAGGCGAACTATCGACGTTATGCTAAGGCGGCTAGAGAAGTATGCAGCTAGTCAGGGGGTATCTCCACACAGAGACTTAATCCATCAGACCGCAGAAGGGTTTGATGCAAAAAGAATATCCACTGCTTACAAAGAGGATGGCACTGTAGCTTTACAGTGGGTGATCCAAGAGCCTCAGAAACGCGACATGAAGGCCAAGATCGAAGCCATGATGGATGGCATGACCGACGATCTCAAAGGGTTTATGAAACCCACAAAAGAACCTAAATCTGTTAACTCTGACTACCTAGCCATGTATATGATTGGCGACCACCACTTTGGCATGCTTGCGGATAGCGAAACTAAGATGGATTCAGATGATTGGGACATCAAGATAGCCACCCAAATACTCATAGAATCAACCTCTAGGCTATCAAACAGGGTAGGCAATGCTGAGGTTGGTGTTCTACTCAATGTAGGTGATTTCTTCCATGCAGACTCTAGTTTTAACACGACTACTAAGGGCACCCCTGTTGATGTCGATAGTCGCATATCAAGAACATTTAAGCTCGCTGGCAGGCTATTTAAAGTGCTTATTAGCAAGATGCTGGAGACCCATAAGCAGGTTGTTGTAATCAATGTCAGAGGCAATCACGATCACGACATGGCCTGCCACTTGTCTAGCTGTCTAGAGCTTCTGTACGATCAAGAGCCGCGAGTCAACGTAGTTCCTAACTATTCTAAGTTTATACACTATCAGTGGCACAACAATCTGTTCGTATTCCATCATGGCGATAGGATTAAGCATGAACAGATACTTCAGGCAGTGATTAAGAATCTCGATAATGAGTGGAGCCAGTCTAAGAATAGATACTGCCATCTGGGACACATCCACCACCATACAGCGCGTGAAGTTGGCTCTATGCACTTCGAGCATTGGGGCAGCCTGACCGCCACCGATCAATGGCACTCAGATTCTGGTTATGGAGCAGAGCGTTCAATGACTGCTGTGGTTTATCACAAAGACAGTGGAGAAGATTCCCGCGTCAAAATTAAGGTAGGCTAATGAGCAATGTTATTAATTTCCCTACGAATGGAGTCACTGCTGCTAAGTCTTTCTGTAAGTGTGGTAACAGTCTTGAGTATTGGATTGGCAGCGATGGCAATGCTTACGGGATTTGCCCTCATTGCAACATTGGGATGCCTTGTGAAATTGAGATATTTGAAGAAGAGGACTACGAATGAAAGCACTAGAAAATCAAGTAGGTGGCGACCACTACAAGAACAAAGCTATTCAGCCTATAGAATACATCATGGCGAATGATTTGGATTTTTGTGAGGGCAATGTTGTGAAGTACATTACTCGCTGGAGGGATAAAGGCGGGGTAGAGTCTCTCAGAAAGATTAAGCACTACGTTGACTTCCTGATCGAGCGAGAAATCAAAGATGACTGAGCCAGCTTACAAGTTTATAAATTACCCTTATAAGTCGCCATTTGTAAACCACCCTGTACTCATAGAGTATACAGTTCAAAGCCACAACCTCACGCTTCCTGAGATGCTGGAGCATATACAGTCATTCCTGCAAGCGTCTGGCTATGACTTAACCGACAAATATTTGGATATAGTAGATGCCGAAGCGTAAAAAGACCACTGTAGCTCAAGAGGTAGATAAGGCCGCAAAGCTCCTACAGCGTCTTGTAAGGCTAAAGGCAAGCGATGATAACGGATACTGCCAGTGCGTTACTTGCGGCAAGATAGACCACTACAAGGACATGCAGGGCGGCCATTTCATACCCAGAGGCAGAACTGTCTTTAAGCTATTTGAGGAAAACATCCACCCCCAATGCCCTAGCTGCAACCTGTGGGGAATGAAGCAGGCTCACTATGTACTACGCTATAGGCAGTATATGGCAAATACCTATGGGGAGCGCAGAGTTAAAGCTATGGAGCGTCTGGCGTGGAGGGCATCACCTAAGTTTAACCGAGAGCAAGTTATCCAGTTTGCCCGTGAACTGAAGGAGCAGGTTAAAGAAGAGGAATATAGGATAGGCGAATATTAATTTAGGTTTTTTTCATTTAGGGGTTTACATTTACGTAAACTAGGCGCATAGTTACACCTCAATCAAAAAACAAAGGTATTAAACAAATGACTAAATTAACTTCTAATCAAACAGCGGCTCTTGCAGTGTTTCATGACTTTATCGAATGTGAATCAGATTTTGACTGGGGCGATTATTTCTGGATGGATGACCTAATTGAAATGCTTACCGAAAGCGGCTGGGAGCGAAAAAGCGCAGAAGGAACAATAGGCAGTCTGCTCGAATCAAATGATAGCGGATTGCAAGAGTTTGAAATGACTGGTCACCCTGAAAAAGGTGAAAAAAAAGAAATGCTCTACATTGTTAACCATGAACCTAGCTGGGCTTAATAATCAAACCGCCCCCTACGGGGGGCAACTAAGGAGAATAATATGAAAATTAATGAATGTTGTTTAAAAGATATCAAAGCCCGCGAGAACAAGCGCGAGGATATTGCAGAAGCCAGAATCTTCTTTGTGGCATCTATGGCCCTTTTAATTTTACTAAGTATTGTCGGTAATATGGAATACAGCGACTGCGTTAATCTGGGGGTGTGCTAATGTCTTATAAAGTGCTGAATGATGCTGTAGGTCTGATACGCGATGAAACCCCACTATGGGAGGGTAGCTATCAGGAACTACCAGATGCAACCAAAGACGGACTTATAGCTCTTTGGTTAATCACTCACCCTACATGGATGGATGACGTATTCCCGCACACAGTTAGCGATAAGCGTCTGCTGGCCCTAGAGGCTATCTACAGCGAGGATGCTACATCTAGGATGGCTGCTGCTATGTTCCGCGATGCTGCGGAGAGAAATGCCAAGGAAGTGGATAACGATGCTTATCTTTCTGAGGCCCTTGATGACTTTGAGGCGATACTGGATAGCCCTGACTTCTTGGAAGAGATACGCGAACAAATATACCTGTATCTTGAGCCGAGCATGGAAGAGCTTGTAATGGATTCTTTCCAAGACCTTAATCACTTAGACAGATTACTTCTAGGGAGCCACTGATGGACGTTAAAACGCTAATCAATGAGGCTAACAAGTATGCCGACAAAGCTATCAGGCAGTCTTATATTGAGGCTAGGGCCAGCAGGTTTAGAGAGTGGATAACCGAGCCGATGGTAGTTTATAGATTACATTTTGCAGTAATGACCGCTTTTTTAGCTGCGTTTGTTATTTATCAGGTTATAATTTACTAGCCGAGGGTTTCATATTCCCTTCCGATCAGTGTGATCTACTGTGGCAATACAGATCAGGCCAAGGACTCCTTAACCTTTTGACCCAGAATAGCCCACTGGGGAGCTGAAACGGGCTACTACTTTCTAGGCGCGTTCCATGTCGTTGCGAGCCTAACCCTCAACCCCTCAGACCGATTTTTACTTGGCTGGGGGGTTTTTTTATACATTACAATGTACATTGCAGTATGCATTTAGGTAGTTTTAGTGATTATTGCACACCGAAACTGTACATATCATTAATGGTATAAACTAAATAATAAACCGTCATTTCCGATCATATCTGGTTATCTATACAATGCCGCCCTAACTTACGAACAAGGGGGCAAACAGTGATAATCTACATGATAGTTTTTGTAATTCTTTCGCTTGGCGCAGTCGCTGCTGACGATCTTAGCTAGTTTACATTATAGTAAAAACCATGCACAATGCCTGTTATATACTCAAATCAGGTGTTATACATGGATCAATTAAACCTTACCAAATCACTTGAAGACTGCTTCGACTGGGAATTGAATGACGAGATAATCCGCTTCGATGCGATTATTGAATCGTTAATGACAACTGATGTCCAAAAGCATAAGATCAGAGAAGAGCTTATTGACTGGCAGGATGGTGTTGCTAACATGGTAGATGAGCTATCAACCATTGAACCCTATGAGGGCTTCAGGGAGTTTGCAGCAATGGCAGAAGAGATATTCGGGACAGAGACATGATCCCGAAAGCAATCCATCAAATATACTTTAACTTGACAGGCAAGGAGATCGAATCGTTTCCCATGTTCTTGAAAAGCAAGGCAATATGCGAAAGCTACGGCGACTATGAATACACTCTATGGGATGAGTCAAGTTGCAGGCAGTTGATATCTGAACATTACCCTAAATACTTAGAGTTCTATGATGACTTTAGGTACGAAATACAAAAGATAGATTTTGTCAGGTTTTGCATATTGCACAGATATGGCGGGTTTTACATAGACATGGATATGTTCATATTGAAGCCTCTGGATGCTTTTCTCAAAAAAGATTTCGTATTCCACAATGTCAGGCACGTCAAAGAAAGATGGTCTTGGGTAGAAAATGATTTTATCGGATCAATACAGGGGGCTAAACTGTGGGATATGGCAATGTCTGAGTGCGTCAAAAACTACAAAGAAAAAGCAGCTATTGATATCTATGATATATGGAAAGGTAGGTTCGTTTTGCAGACTACTGGGCCAAGGTTTTTATCAAGATTTATCAAGAAAGTCGCCCCATCATATAAGCCGATGCACATCGCGCATACAAAGTGGAGCAAAGATAGTGAGGAGTGTTATTACATCAAAGACTTAAAAGCTAATACGTGGATAGACCACAACAAAAAGGAAGTTAAATGATAAGCAAAGAAGATTTGAAGCAAACTCAAATAGATAAGATATTCCCATACCCTAACAACTCACGCTACCACAGCGAAAAGCAAATACAGCAGATAGCAAAAAGTATTGAAAAATTCGGGTTCAACAACCCGATACAGGTAGATGAAAATGCAATGATTTTGTCAGGCCACGGAAGGTTGTTCGCGGCTCAGTCTCTAGGGCTTGAAGATGTCCCAGTGATTACAATTAAAGGACTTTCTGATACTGAAAAACAGGCTTACGTCATTGCTGACAATAAGCTGGGCCTTAATTCTAGCTGGGACGACACTTTGCTTGAGCAGGAAATAGAGGCATTGAGGGAAGAGGGTTTTGACCTTGACCTGCTAGGTTGGGATGTGGTGCCTGATTTTGCTGGCGATTTAGATTATTCAATTCTTGATGACAACGAAATAGACAATGAGCTTCAAGAAATGACGAAAAACGTCAAGAAAGCTATACAAATAGAATTCGAGCCCGATGACTTCCAAGAAGCTCAGGAAGTGATAAAGTTCTGGAGGCAGAAAGACGCTTATATTGGCGGAATCATACTTGATTACCTCAGAAAAGAAATGAACAAATTGTGATAGTTTGCATCCCCAGTAAAGGAAGGCCAGATACTCAGACGCACAAGCTATTTGAAGAGGCTGGTTATGAGGTGTATCATTTTATTGAGCCTCAGGAAATGGATGCGTACAAAGTCCCTAATAAGATATGTATCAACGAAAACGACAAAGGAGTTACATACGTCAGGAATTTTATGCTTGATTGGTGCAAGCAAAACAACATTGATTGGGCTTGGTTTTCAGATGATGACGTTAATGGGTTCGGAATATATAACGGGAAAACAGTAAGGTCTGGCGCCCAAGTGCTAAAGAAAGTTGAAGATAAGGCGAAAAGTTTACCTTTTGAGATAGTCGGTTTGAGTTATGTACAATATGCTTGGACTGAAAAGAAAAGTTATAGCATAAATAGGAAATTTGCTGAAGTTTGCACTCTGATGCACGTTTCTAAAATCAGCTGGAAATACAATGAAGATACAAAAGAGGACAGGGATTTCGCCATGCAAACGATCCAGAATGGTCACGGTATATTAAGGTTCAATCACGTTTGGTTTAGCTGCCCGAACGTAGGCAGCAATGCTGGAGGGCTTTATGAGTGGTACGCTAACAAAAAAGACCATCAAGCGGCAAAAAAAATGGCATTGTCTTGGAGTCCTTGGGTCACCTTAAAACAGAAGCCTGAAAGGTTAGATATAAAGACAGATATAAAAGGTTTCGCCAAGCATTGCATGAGAAAAGTTCTTTGAAGAAGATACAAATGCAGAAAGTCGAGCATGACAGGCGAACAGGTTCAAGATGCGAATACATAGAGCCGAACGTCAAAGAGTCTGCATTGCTGTATGACGGGGATGAATTAGTGGGGGTGTATTTCCAGAGCCTTCCCGAAAAGTACGAAAAGCTAGAAAAGTTAATGGCTGTGGCAAACCATGAGTTCCTTTCTGATAGAGTGCCTAAAGACTTGCTTGAACGCTCTGACGTTATGATTTTGCAAAAGAAGCTGAATATTACCCGAGCGAAAGCAAAGAAAATAGGAACTGTTCAGCAAAGCACTATTATAGGATCTATCCCTAAAAAGCCGCACATGAGAAGGGACTACCACAACAGGAGTCGCGTTCACGCTGTAAAATCCGCTGAAACCTTCATTAAAGCCATGCTTATGGCGACAAAAGAAGTTAAGGTGATAATGGGTGACTATCTACCAGAACAGCTTAGAGAGCATTCTGAGGCTGTTGAGGGCGTAGATGAAAACTATAGGTTCGGCGAACTGTTTACTAGCAGTATCAGCAACTTCAATATATCGGCTCCATTCCACAGGGATAGGGCTAATATCAAGAATACGCTGAACGCTATTTATACGCATAGGCACAACGCTGATGGCGGTTGTTTATACGTTCCAGATTATGATGCTTGTTTTGATATGCCTACAGGCAGTTTATTGCTTTATCCCGCATGGCGAAATGTTCACGCGGTTACTCCTATAGTCCCGACCCACGATGGCGGGTATAGGAACAGTTTGGTTTTCTATGCATTGAAAGGTTTTCTAAATGATTGAAAAAGACAAGGGTGGGCGACCTCAGTTCGTCTTTGAGCAAGGACAAATTGCTAGCCTAGAACAGCTTGCCTCTTATCTAACCAAAGGCCAGCTGGCTGACTATTACGGCATTAGCGAGAACACTTTCCGCGCTGTAGAGGCAAGACAGCCCGAGGTTTTTGAGGCTTATAAAAAAGGAAGAGCGAAGCAGACAGTAATAATGGCGCAGAACCTCGTAAAAATGGCTATGGCGGGCAATGTAACAGCGGCTATATTCTATCTGAAAACACAGTCTGGGTGGAAAGAGCAAGAGGCAGAACCGCAGGAAATCCCTCAAATAAACATAGTGGTGGATGGTCGTGCAGCTAACGCTCCCACAGAGTGAGATATTCTGCTCTCACGCTAGATTCCGATCTGTAGTCGCTGGCAGGAGGTTTGGCAAGACATTCCTTTCAACTGGCGAAATAATGAAAGCTGCCACTGTCGGTAAGAATAAGAATGTTTGGTATGTGGCTCCAACATACGGTGCGGCAAAAGAGATCGCTTGGGATATGTTGATGCAATGTTTACCTGAAGAGTATATTGCTAAATCTAACGAATCATCTTTGAATATCAGGCTTATAAATGGATCATCAATATCACTTAAAGGTGCAGAAAAACCAAACAACCTCCGCGGACGAGCTTTGGACTTTGTTGTCCTTGACGAGTTTGCAGATATGCGCCCTGAGACTTGGTACGAGGTAATTAGACCGTCATTATCAGATCGCCTTGGAAGCGCATTATTCATAGGGACACCAAAGGGAAGGAATCACTTTTACGATCTATGGGCAACAGGGATTAATCGGCAAAAAGGCTGGGAGTCATTCCAGTACACAACCTTGCAGGGAGGAAATGTTCCCGAGTCTGAAGTAGATGCTGCAAGGGCTGATCTTGACGAAAGAACATTTAAGCAAGAATATGAAGCAGCCTTTGTTACCTATCAGGGTTTGATCTATTACGGTTTCAGCCGCGAAGAGTCTGTATTGGCGATTGATGACGATAGTGGTACACTCCACATTGGGATGGACTTCAACTTAGACCCCATGTCTGCCGTTATCTGTATTCGTAAAGGCGGGACGCTGATTGCAGTTGACGAGATAGTCATGTACGGGTCTAACACTGATGAAATGGTTGCGGAGATTATTAACCGATACCCTAGACGCAATATAATTGTTTATCCAGACCCAGCATCAAGACAGCGGAAAACCTCTGCTGGTGGTCGCACAGATTTGTCGATCTTACAAAACGCAGGATTCAGCGTTAAGGCGAAGAACTCACATGCATTGGTCAGGGATCGTATCAACGCTGTGAATAGTCGTTTACTGTCAAGTGATGGTGGACGGCATTTGTTTGTCAGCCCAAAATGCAAGCAGACTATTAAGAGCTTGGAGCGACAGACATACAAAGAAGGTACAAGTATTCCAAATAAAGACGACGGCTATGATCACATGAACGATGCCTTAGGCTACTTGGTTGAATACCTGTTCCCAGTTCGCACAGAATACGCTACGCCACAACCACAAAGGTGGACTTGATGAGATTGAACGCAGATACAACGCACCCTGATTATGATAAGTACGAAAGCCGCTGGGAGTTTTATGTTCGC